TGTCTCTGCAAGGTACTGTTCTGCCTTTGCTTTTGGAAGGTTTCCTACATCAATGTAGAATATTCTTCTTTCAGGAGCCCTTGATATACGATATATAACAAGTGCATCTTCCATCATTGATAACTGATTTGCAGTCTTCAATGCTTTATGCAAATACCCGATTACAACATTCTTAGTGTAATCAAGCAGACCTGAAGTAGTATATGATACAGCCTCAGGTGCAATTTTAACTGTTGTTCCTTCTGTTGCAGAAGATTTATCGAATCCTCTGTCATTAAACATATAGAACTCTTCTACCTTTTTAACTCTTTCTATTTGAGTTTTAGGGTCTTTATCTTTCTCAACATGTCTAACTTTTTTAATTTTTAATGGGTCTACGTTTCTTAAGTCGACTATACCTAACTTAGGTCTTTTAGAGTCAACGACTTTATGGAAATATATTCTTCCATCTACGTACCATTTTCTGAATATTTCATGAGAGTTCTGATTGAACTTCATCATTCCTAAGATGTGATTAAACTCGTCTTGTATCTTACCTTTGATACTATCAGAGAGTTTAACATCTCTGAGGTCGAGTGTCACAATCTTATCTGAAACATCAGATGTGATACACTCATTAACTATATCTTCGATTGCAGAGTCACACTCTGGCACCAAAGAAGTTTCACGATATCTGCGAATGAGTTCTGCCTCATTCTTAATACCACCTTCCATGTCAACATAGGCACCATAAGCACCACCTGCAACATATCCAGCCTGTTGTTGTATAACGGGTGTACCGTCATCATCAACTGGCGGCACAAATGACTTAGCATTCGGTGCCTCCGTATTTCTTAACTCGTCTTTTTTACGAGTAATTTCGTACCCAAATAATTCCATACTAATATTTATACCACCTAAATGTGGTGATATTCACAACTATTTACTTAACTCTATCCCAATGCGAGTATGAGAATGTGACTTCAAATGTTTCTAAAGCAGAAGCCTCATCACTTGATAAAGCAATACTTGAAACTACACTTGGGAAAATGTTGAAGAACTCATATCTTGCAAGGACGGAGTCATCTTTATGCAACTGTTCAACAAATGCACGAGATAATAAGTAATCTGTATTCGTAGCTGCATCGGTTGTTGTTAGTGAAGCGATATCTTCTTGCCATGCCTCTAAAGCAGTTCTAGAAGAAAACTCTACATCATTAATTAAAGTCACTGTCCAGTCGTCAAATGTTCTATCTCCTGCGAGTTTTAGGTTTTGACCTCTGAAAGGTACTGAAATTACACCTATATTACCAGCAGGAATCTGAGCAGCAGAACATAAAAATTCTATCTTTTCACCACTTCTAGGGATAAAGACTCTATATCTGTTTGCACGAGGGCCACCACCGATTAATTGTGCTTTAAATTGGTCTATTGTTGCCATTTATATACTCCTGTTATACTGCACTATAAATTTCTTCAAACTCAACACCTGACCTTGCAGCCACGAAGTTAAGAGTTATGAAGTTAATTGATTTAGCAGGTTTTACAAAGATTGAACAAACAAATTCGTTTCTATCAATCACTGTATCAGTGTTATTTGTTTCGTCACAAATTACTGAGAAGTCTACTAAACCTCTTCTATTTTTAACATCTCTTAAGAAAGGTTCTACAGCACTTCTAAATTGAGCCCTTGTGAATGCGTCATTAAATTCAAAGAGTTGTGATTTAGCAGCAGTTGCAATTGCCTTTTCTAATACTATAAACAATCTTCTTACATTCACTCTGTCGAATGCAGAAGGACTTGTTAATGCAGTTTTATCTCCGAACAATACTGTTCCTTGACCTGCAAATGTGACTATTGGGTTGATTCTTGCACGATATAAGTCGTCTCTTGAAGACTTTTTAGGGTTAAATGCAAGTTTAGTAATACCTAAGTATTGACCTCTTGTGAATCCTGCAGGTGAGAACCATGCATCACTTAATAAGTCTGACCTTGCCATAATACCTGCAGTGTGTCCATTTCCTGGCACCCAACAGTATTTGTCATTAAATCTGTCGTATTGATATACCCAACCACTGTCTAATACTGCGTATGAAGAACTTGTGACTGATGAATAGTCTGTTTTAACATTAGAAACCTGAGTAGACTCTAATGCAACATTTACTATAGATGTTTTTCTAGGTGAAGCAACAACTATACAGTCTTTTCTATTTTCACAAAGTAATATTAATTCATTTAATATTGTATTGTGGTCTGCAATTGTGTCTTGTTCTGTTCCACTACCATTATCAGTTCTTGCAGAACCCATAAGAATTAAAGAGATGTCTACTGTTTCTGCATCTCCAAAGTGTGTTGAATAAGCGTCTGTTTTTTGTCCTGCAGTTCCTAGTCTACCATTATTACCACCACCAAGTGATACTGTAAGTGGTAAAGCAGGTTGTCCAAATGCAGTTCCACCAGCAACTGTTGCGAGTGTTCTTGATTCTGTTGCACTTGCGTGTGTTGATGTAGAATGTCCTGACCAATAAACATAGTCTGAACCTCTTGCAATTACATCTCTGTAATAGTTAGAACGACCTTGTTCATCTTTAGCGTCTGAAGCCTGTGATACAAAACCATATGTTTCTAAAACTTCGCCTGGGACACCAGTAATCGCACCGTCTTCATCTGTGACAACGATATGACACTCGTCATTTGTTGCACCTGCCTTTACTGCGTTTGCAGAAGAGCCTGGTGCCTTATCAAATAAACTATAGTGTTTCCAAAATCTATCTATATTTACACCATCACCAACTATTGTTGTTAAACCTGTTTTTGTAGGTGTTCCGATTGTTTCTATTGTTATAGAAGCGTCATCAGGTGTTGTTAAAACTTTATATTCCTGACTATGGTTTGCGAATTTTATTATGTCTCCAACCTGAAACACTGAATTACCAGCATCTACTGGAATTGTTGTTGTTCCTACTGCAAGGTCGACTGGGTTTGAACTACCGTCAACACTATTAGTTGCAGTGACAACATCATTATAATATGCGTTTGAAGAACCACAAAGTTCTACTTTAAGTGAATTACCTAAAACACCTGCATATTTTGCTATAAATGTACCTACTGTTGCAGCCTGAGAACCATCTCTATATGTCTCTATATACTCTTCATTGTTTTTTAGAAGAGATGTTGCAGCTGAACTTGCGTTAGCAGAATACAATCCTGTTGAATTTAATCTTACCACTCTCAATGAAGAACCATATTTTAGGAAAGATTCTGCAGTGTAATAATCTTCTGAACCTGCGTCTGTATTTGCAGGGTTTCCGAACACACTGTTTAAACCTTTTGAATCTGAAACTGTTATTACTTCATCAACAGGGCCCCATTGAAATGAACCTGCGAAAGCACCTGTAGTGCTTGAAACTGCTGGTACAACATTTGTAAGGTCGACTTCTTTGACCTGTACGCCTGGTGATACTTGAAATGCCATACTTTTCTCCTGTTAATGTAAAAAGTTTGTTTTACTTGATATATTTATAACTTTAATAACTCTAACAATATATTTATTTAGGTTATTGTGAACCATCTATCTCCGTTTGAATCTACGAATGTTTCTTCTTCACCCTGTATTCCACCAAACACTCCTGCAGGTAGAATATCATCTTCTATCAACTTTTGTTGTTCTGAGTACAATAAGTCCTTAACTCTAGTATCTGTTAAGTGAAGAAAGTATTCTGTTGTTATAAACCATGCAAATAATACATTGTTCATAACCAAATCATCATTATAACCCCTATCAGCCTCATATGAGTTGCCTTTAATAACAAAGGTCATAAGTTCTGTTATTGTTGCTCTATCTACTATATTTAGTCGATTCTCTTCTAGTATTTCTTTCAGAGTAGAACAACCAATTCTCTTAATTCGTTTATTCATTGTCACACCGATATCTTCTGCCTTAGTTTGTCCTTGGGTAAAGACACTAGGGTATTCTATATCATAATGCAACTGTTGTGCGACCATACCACCTTCTGCGTTGTTTTCTATAATAACAAGTGCTTCGTTATATGGTCTAACATATTTATTAATTATGTCTGCCAACAACATAGGTGAGGTCGTATTATCTCTATAAACCAAGACTTGTTGGAATGGTTGAGACGAAACATCAAATATAGTAAATGTGGAATAATCTAATCCTTTACCTTGTGATACATCAACTGTACATATATAGTTATGATTTTCTATAGGTCTTTGGTAAAGATTTATTCCATCTTTAACCCAATCCGAATCTATAGACTTCAGACCCAATAATGTATTAGAATTAATAAGTGTAGAACCTGTTCCTAAGAATGAGTTCCCATACTCTTGTTCAAATTGTGCTTCTGAAGTGTTTGCAATTGTCTCTTTCTTCCATGCTTCATCTCTGCCTGGCACGTCATACCAGTTGATTGTGAATGATTTATATTCTGATTGGTCATGAACTGCACTCTCATATATCTTATGGAACATATTACCCACACCATTTGCAGTAGAGGTAATAATAACCTTTGAGTCTTTACCCGAGGTCACAACGGGATATGTTGCAGTATAGAATGTCTCTGCATCGTCTACGAATGCAAACTCATCTAAGTATAGTAGGTTAATTGACATACCACGAATAGAACTTGAAGAGGTTGCAGCTGCAACGACTTTACTATCATTTGCAAATTCAATAGACCCTTTGTTTAGAATCTTAACACCTGGCTGTAAGAAGAATGGTACAGACTCTAACATAGTGACAAGACGAGCAATCATCTCTCTTGCAATTGCACCCTTGTTAGCAAGGATTGCAACAGTCACTTCGGGGTGAAATAATAAAAACCATAATAGATATGCACAAGAAGTGATTGATTTACCACTTTGACGTGATGCAAGAACTACACTAAAACGAGAATCGTCATAGTGCTTTATTAATTTGTCTTGATATCCACGAAGTTTGAAAGGAACCATACCTTCGTCTAGTGATATAATTTGTGTATAATTTTCTATAAAATGACAAGGGTCTTTAGAACATTTTAGATATTCATCTAATTCTTCTTTTGCGTATTGAGTTTCAATACCCGCTCTTTTAATGAGATTATTTCCAAGATAACCTTCATTCTTATTAACTGTCATCTTTTTTACTTTCTTTCTTTAGAAACTTTTGAAGTTCTGAAGTAGAACCAACATATAAATGATTATGTTGTGTTTTTACACTCCCGTTTTCGTCTTCTAACTTCTTCAATTTGGTTTGAACGTCTAATAACTTCTCTGCAGTTTCACCTACAGTCTTTATTAACTGACCTGCAACTTCGTATGCACGAGGATTTTCAGTTTCTTTACAAACATCTAGAATACCGTCTATTGCGTCTTGTCCTCGTTCTACAAGACCATAGAGATTTTCTCTAGTGTACTTATAGTCCGTCTGAACATTATCTGACTG